AGGTTGTGTGTTTGGATGAAGCAAAGATGTATCAAGTGATGTGTTTGCTCCGTAACGTCCGGCATATTGAAATAACACCTTAGCATAATCAAGGTATGAGTTAACATCACTTAATGAAGCTTGTGCTCCTTCCACCCATAACACCGGAGCATTCTCGTTATTAACCACTTCACCTGGATATGTATCTTGCACCCATTGAGCTTGCGTTTTTATACAAGTAAGTATACTAATACCTGCTCCTTTTAAACCAGTATACATACTGTCGTACATCCAACCACCAGATGATGCTGGTTGAAAGCTGTAAATTCCTTGTGCATGTTCAAGTTTATCCCAGTCAAGATAGTGCCTAAATTGTGTGAACGTTTCCATTGCTGATAACAATCCTGTGTCTATAGCGCTACCATCTCCTTGTAATACTTGCCATTCGAAACCGTTGATTCCAAGTCCATTACTAAATGGACGTGAAGCGGGTTTAGTTAAGTTATAATAAGGAGCTAAAGTATATGTACCTGTAATCTCCATCTCACCTGGCATCTCCCCGCCAACGGTTAATGTAATGTATTTAACATTATCTACATCTATATTATAAGTTATCCAATCCTCGAAACCACCACCTTCAAACGAAGCTAACACTGTAGGCGTTCCACCGTACTCTGATAGCGCACTGACTACCGTTGGTGTTGATGACGAACCTTGGTATTGATATAACCTTACTTTGGTAATATGTAAATGTGAGTAGACTCTATATATCTCCCAAACGAATACATCATTGGTATCAACCTTCCCAAAGCCAGCATCTATTTCTTCATTTAAAATACCATTGAACAATGATGACAGATTACCTGCAGCATCACCAACGTTATCAAGTTGATAGAAAGGTACCTCGCTCATAGGGACAACACCTGTAACAGGTGTTAGATCCCTTAAGCTATAGTGTTCGTTTTGTCTAAGCATTATGATGGTTGAGTTATAGAATAAACGATATAATTAGTATCAACAAGAGTACAAAAGATCAAGTTATTAACTCCTGTAACGTACACACCTGATCCGGTAAGTATATGATAAGTTAGGTCGAATCCTGGTGCTACAGTATCGTTATGAAAGAGTGTAGATGATGATCCAACAACTTGACCAACAGAATTAAAGCCTATATCACCTGTAAGAACGCTAGTAGTATTACCATAAATACTGTCTACATCAAACTTTATATTTGATGTACTGTTATCTCTAACTGTTACAGTTGATGATCCACCACCTCCGCCTGACACAGCAGCATCTACATACTGTTTAGTAACAAGTGAACGAGGTACGAAATTAGGTTCATAGTCTCCAGCATTAACAACTCCCATATGTAATACACTATCTGTTATAATGTGTCCTCCAGTAGATGTAGTTACGAATGTTAATTGATTCCCAGCTACTATCACCCCTATCTCAGATTGAGTGGGCGATATTAGAAGTGCTCCAGCTGATGTTGAACTACTACTTATTTCAACTACTAAACCACTTCTACTGAATTGAAGCATAGTTGCTGCTGCAGCACCTGCATCATGTACAGTAAATATGTGGTTGTTTGTATCTATAGTAACGTTAGCAGTTGTTAGTTGACCACCAAGCGATACAACATTTGTGCTGTTAGTTAAACCATTCTGAAATGTATAACTTGTTCCTCCACCTCCGCCGGCATTACTAATAGCTGTATCTACATACAGCTTAGAAACAAGCGAGTTGTCTACGAAATTAGCCGAGTAATCGTTCTGATAAACCATACCGATATTAAATACGCTATCGGTTACTTCTATACCATTTTGAATACTCATAAATATCTCCATATAAGTACTACCGTTTGAAACAGTAAGATCAACATATGCTTGATCAGAGCTACCATTACCAGCATTCGTTGTCACCTGTGCATAGTTATTGTTCATCTGATTGTACATATACATCTGAGAATCTCCTCCATCTACTGGCGGTTGGAATGTAAAGCTTGATTCACTAGTACTATCGACAATCTGGAACTCGTAAGCCCCAACTAAATCTATAGCTACTTGTTGTACAAGATTTCCACCTAATCCGATACCTCCTTCTATTGGTTGTATACCGTTTATAAACGTGTACGATCCACCGCCTCCACCTCCAGAAATCAAACTCTCGTATTGCGCTTTAGTAAGGTGATATCTCTCGTTAAGGGTACCACCCTGTAAGCCTGTTAAATTATTGTGATTTGTCATGCATTTGTTTGTTTGTGCGTTAGGACCAGTTACCGGATCTTCCCCCACGAAGTCTATGTTATTCATTTTAACTTGGGTAAATTATTCGTTTGGTAATTTGGAATCCATAGAATGGGTAATCTAATATCTCCATTGCAAACCCATTCAAGTTTGTTATCTCATTGTATAATATATCGTTAGCGTTTTGCATGTATTCTATACCGAATCCTTTAAAAACTGTAGGATCAGGGAACACTGGTAGATCTAAAGAATTCTCATGGAAGTGTATTGCTGCACCTTTGAACTCTAACAACTCATATACTAACTGTGTTCCAGTCCCAGAGAATGTAAAGCTGTATACACCAGCAACACCTCTGAAACTTTGCCCAGTGTTATAAGTGGTACCATTATATGTAACACTCTGGCCACCGAACACTGTATACAGTACTCCGTCTTCTATATATCCGCTGGCTATGTTATACATTATGGTTTAAGATTAGACACCTTGATTAGGTAGTATAGGATTATAAATCTAGAACTAACAGGCCATTCTGTAACACCATAACCACCTCTCACATAGGCAGGATCACCATTACCTCTAACAATAGCGCCAGTACGTACATCTCCAACGTTGTTTGTTGTAGGTTGAATACCTGGTTCATAGTGACAGAATATATCACTTGTCATTTGTACAGCGTGTGTTACAACACCGCTACCAGTGAAGCCAGTTGTAATTGTAGCTTTGAAGAATTGCCCTGCCATGTATGTATTAGTATTCCATGTTACTGAACCACTCTCCACGTAATACCAATCACCAACAATAAGTGTTGATGAAGCTGCTACAGTTCCATGACCATCAGTTACAAGCATCATAATTGTATGACGCTCAGGAGCTTCTAAGATTTCTCTTAATACCCCTCCACCTGATGTGGCGAATGTAGTCTGTCCTGTAACGGTTGTGAACCTGTCACCAGGTGCATATACATTTGAGTTATATGTTATACTAGCCGTTTCTACTAAGTAAGGAGTTGGTATTGTAAGAGTTGCACCTGCTGCTACAGTAGATACATTTAAGTCAGGGATACTATCTATATATTGACCGTTACGATCTGAGTTCAATCCGTATAGTGGAAATCTTTGTATTTGTCTTCCAGTGGTATTAACAATAAGCTTTGTCTTGATTTCAGCATTTTGTGTTGGATCGACAAGCGTGATACTATCATTAGCTACAGTAAGATTAACATTAGTTGCGAAGTCAAAAGTACCTGTTGACTCAGTTGCTGATGCCTTAACTTGATAAGCTATAGATCTTGCTCCAGCATAAGCACCTAAATAACTTGCGTTACGAGCTGGTGATGTAAACGATAATGTATAATCACCAATACTTCTATTATTAAATAGAGGGTCTGTTTGGATGCAATTGTTAAAGTAACTTCCTGCTCCAAATACAGTGGTACATTTAGCTTGTAATGCTGCTATGTTTGCATAGCTAGCAAGAGCTGAATCACCTAGGAATTTAAACGTACAGTTATTAAATACACAGTAATTAAAGAAGTTAACTGTAACACCAGTGTGTAGAGCGCTAAAGTCAAAGGTACAGTTGTCAAAAATACAAGCATTAATACCCGTTGGTAACCATGCCGCTGATAAGGCACTAGAGTTCATGTTAAACATACAATCAACGAATGTTGTTGACTCAAACTGTCTATTTAACAAACCTGACCATTTATTTAATGTTGTTCCATCTCCAGTAAGGATACATCCCGACAGAGTGGTATTACTCATATCACCTAAGGCATTTGGTTGTATCTTGGTAAACTTGCTATCAAATATACTATGTACTTGATCACCTCCTCCACCTGTTAGATATTGCGCACCTGTCCACTCTATATTATATGTACCACCTATACTCATATCGAACGTAAATGTAGTAGCTACCCCGGGTGTATTTACGAATGATGCGTCAACACGAACATCTCCATCACCTATGAATATAGCGTTTGAAGTTATGGCGACACTACCACCACCAAAGAATTTGTCTGGGAATGATTCACGGTAAACGCCACTACCTAAGATTATATATTTAGTGCTGAAATTAACTGCCTTTAATGCATGTATGATAGTTTTATAAGGATATTGCCTACTACCGTTTCCAGTGGTATCGTTACCGAATAAGGCCACATAAAAGCAAGTGGTACCGTTAATAGTACTTGGTAATGTATCATCTGTTCCTGCTACTACGAAATTATATTTATTTGTTACTCCGGGTCTATAAGCCCAATTATATGTTGCCATTTATTATGTGTCTAAGCAGTGAAGTATTAAGTTACAGCTTGCCTGTAATGGATCTGTGTATGTGTATGTAACGTACACTCTATCTCCGTTAGCATAAGCATATGGATATGTTTGTGTACCCCCTGGGTATGTGCTGCCACTACCTGTTTTTAGCTTAACATTACTTGCACCAGATACTACCACACTTGTTATGTTACCAGCTACTTCGAATAGGAATGTAACTTCGTTCACACCAATAGGTTCCATCTGTAATGTGTATTGTTTTGTTAGGCTAGAGAAATCTAAATCACTTAGTAATGCAAGAGTGCCAGTACGTGGTGGCATTGTAATAGTTACATTGCCTGTAAGAGTTGCTCCTGTTGGAATCAATGTCTGATTGAAACCACTATTGATATTAACGAATTGTAATACATTGAGGGCAAGTGAGGTGTACATATCTGTTGCACCTGTACCGCCATTATCGTTATGTATTTCGAAACTACTCTTGGTTTGATTTGTATGTAAGTGAGTGTTAGTTACACCTTGAACTGCCATGTTATTAGCATCAGTATGTAGTATGAATGCAGAGCTACTACTGATACTATGGTTACCCATATCCAAAGGATTTATAGCGCCAGTGTATGGAACTAGTCCAGCTAACACCGCAGTTAAATCTGTTTGACTTGAAAGTGTACCTGTTATCTGACCCCATACACCTGCTGTAACAGTTGGTATGTTAAGATGTATACCATCGAAGGTAGCTTCACCACTCCCTATAGTTGTTAATTCTATGATAGGTTGATAAGTGGCTATAAGATATTTTATGTTAGCTACTGTATAAACATTGGCTGGATTAATAGTAGCAGTTATTCTAATATTATTTCTAAACGTTTTAACCCCTCTAACAATTTGATTAGTAGTTAAATCTACAAATCCAGTTGGTGGAGGAGGAATTGTAGTTACACTCGTTGGTGTGATTAATACATCTCCTACTATTAAAGAGTTATCTGGTATGTCTGGGTCGGCAGGATCTGCTGATAGATCACCACTAGCTAGATTAATAGTACCATCTGCTAACACGTATACTGTATCAGTACGTGATTCAGTTGCATCTTGAGCTTCTAGTGCTAGAACAGTAACACTACTGGTACTATATATGGTACCACCTATCCTCCAACTGCCTGGAGCAACGTCTACATTACTACCATCGATAGTCAGAGCAAGTCCACTTAGTATTTGATCAGGGGCAGTTATATCACCTATTACAGTTTGTAATTGTCCTAGAGTAACAGCTTGATTCGTTTGAGTGGCATCCGGTATAATTATTGATTGCAAAAATGTCTTTACTCCATTTATATCTTGATCAGTGGTTAGGTCTACGAATCCGCTAATCTGTCCACCTAACGCATCATATTGAGCTTTCGTTAAGTGGTATCTTTCATTCATCGTTCCGCCTTGTAATCCTTGTAAGCTATTATGAAACAGGTCTACAGTTTTAGCACATTGAATATCTACTGGTACAGGAGGATCACCTGCTGTATTCGATACTGGATCTATTATGTCTATATTCCTCATGTTATATCGCTGTTATATTTAATGTTCCACTGTTAGTTACTTGTACTCTATAATAGGTACCATTAGGCGCTGATAAAACTAAACCATTTCCTGAATGTAACACTTTAAGATCTGCACCAATAAATGCTCCACCATTAACTGTAATACTGTTAGCAAACACTGGAGACTGTATTACAGTCTGTTGTGATCCAGTTAGATGTAGGAATTGTGTGATATCTATAGTATCAGGTAAATCATTCATCGTTACGAATACGTTCGTTGATGATGGTGACGCAGCTCCTATCAGAGCATCGTTTATTATTTTTGTTGTATGATATCTTTCCAAGATAGAACCACCTTGTAATCCTCCTAATTGATTATGAGGAACGATACCATTAAGATCTACATAATTAGAGTTATCGGAGCAATCTATACAATTGTCCGGTCCGCCGATGTTCAGATTGAAATCTATTTGTTCGACTGAATCGTCTATGATAAAGAATTGATTGTTGCTTCCTGTTTCTATCATGATTATATATTGTTAAGCTTTCTCAGATAGTAATCTACGATAGCTATTGTTAAGTTCGAATCTACAGTGAAGTTCTCTATCATGTTGATAGCAAGCATCGCCTCTCTTATGTTTTGATATCCGTCGAAAGGATATCCCTTTTGTGCTTTACGGAGTGTATCCGCAAAGCACTTAATTAGGAGTTGTTTTAGTATAGGTAGTTTATCCATTACATCCACAATTTGTAGATGAAGTAGTGTTTAATGTACTCGCGCAAACGCCACCACATATATCAACTACCTCTATCAGTTTTTGAATTTGGGTTATGTTGTTTACATCTTTTAAGTACTTAATTATTTCTAATGTCATATATAAAAGATCTCTGCTCTGTAATAAGGTGTTATACTTAGTTTGATCTGGATAAGAGCAAGCTCCGATTCCAATCTCTAATAGAGTAGATAGTATCTTGAAGTAACACTGATTGGTATAACATGTTGATACGAATGTAGCCGATGTTGATATACAATTAGATGTTAATAGATTAGCATTTAATAAATCAAGTATACTAATAACTGTTGGCGTGCCACTGATTATAAAATATATTTGATCCCCATCTGTGTAATACATGTCAACTCCATCGAATATAGAATTATCGCTGTTAGCTGTATAGAATTCAAGAGATGGGATAAAGAATCTTTTTATAGTGTATGTACCATCTTGAATCAGTTGGTATATACTAGGAATGAAGTTGTTAGCATACGTGTTGTTATCAACCACACCTGTAGGTACATTATAGAATGTATCAGAAGGATTAGATATGATAGGGGTGGCAGCATACTTGTTATATAGTAATACGTTTAGGAACCATCCCTGTGATATCTTATAGGTGTTAAGTGTTAAATCACTACTATCAGTTTCTAATAGGAATCCATTCACGTTAGTAGTGTCATCGAAGAACCCAGATGCATCAGTGATAGTTAACGCACAGCTGTCTGCTAAAGCGACGTTGATTTTTAATTTAGTCATTATTATATATTTTTAATAGCATCGTTATTTGGATTACCATCGAACAACTGTAGTTTCTGTAGATCAACCTCGTCCTTCTGTAGAGCAATCTTCTCTGTCTCGTAATCTTTACGAACTTCGATTTGTTCTTTCTTAACCTCATAATCGTACTCAACTGCTTTGTTTTTAACATCAAGATCTTTCTTCTTATAAGAATCATTCTCTTGTTGTAGTTGTTGAGCTTGTTGTTGAAGTTGTTTAAGTTGTTGCTCAGCTTGTTTAAGTTGTTGATCAAGTTGTTTAACCTGATTATTCTCTTCAAGCTTACGTTTAACAGCACTCGATACGCTCTCTTTCATTTCAGTCATACTCTCACTACCAATCGTCTCTAAGATTATATCAATGTCAGCTGAACCAGATTTGATTAGCTCCATTGTTATATTCTTTATCTCTTGTACCTCTCTTATGATATCACCACTGTCTGCAATGTGTACATCATAATCGGTGAAGGAGAATAGTTTTGGATCTACAGTGAATATCTTTTGTAGCTTATTACCAAGTATAGTTGAACCAACCATTCCATCAGCATAACTTATCTTACACATATTAAGTGAGTCGATAAGCAGTTCTGTTGTTATGTTGTCCATTACTTGGTAGTATTGTTTTGTAATAATAGCTGATTGCTTAACTCCTACTTCAACATTTGTAACAGCATCTCTTTGTTCTATACCACCAAGTCTTTCTCTAAAGACACCTGTGATAGCTGAACAGATATCCTCTGTTTGTGAGATAGCTAATTGAATAGCTTGTATTGATTGTCCACTTACTGTTTCATCGTAACCGGCATATATAGTATTGTGATTAGCTCCTGCGCCACCTTGTCTTCCTTCTTGTGCGGTGTTGATAGGTTTGATTCCTTGTTTACTATAAGCCATAAACTTTAATAAACGTTCTGGAGGAGAACTACCTAAGAACTCTGGTAGTTGACTCACGTCTACATAACCACCTTTAACCCCTGAAGTTGCGATTAGATTATCTCTGAAGAAGTGTAACATATCATACTTATCTTGTAGGTTAGCTGTAGCTAATACAAGTGAGTAAGCTTTACCGTTACGATCTGAATATGATAAACCGTTAACGGACATAGCACATCTGTAAGGATGCTCCATAGTTCTAACTACGTTATCACTCTTTCCCATGTCTAGGAATATATGTGTACCAATTCTAACTCCTTGATATCTATCTAATCTATAACCTGCAGTTCCATTGATATCTACCTTATTATTAGATAGCCATTCAACTTCATATACTGGTATTAGGTTAGACATATAATGTTTGTTATCCATATAAGGATAACCAGGGATTACAGTAACATCAGTGTTGTTAACAAGACCACCTGTAGTACTTCTTATGTAATACACATTATCTGTCTCTCTGAATCCTTCCATTCCATCAAGTTCTTCAAGAGCATCTTTATCCATTAAATGACCGTACTTGTTAAGTATCTGTTGACGATTCATCCATCTTCTTACTACAGAACGAGGGGAATCTTTAACATATACGGAGTTAACGTTACGTTCGTAAAATACATCGAACGGATTTAGTACCTCGATGTCAGGGGTTTCACCCTTGTGCTCGAAGCTTACTTTATAATAGCATTGTCCTGCTACTAATATATCAAGGAAAAGAATCTTCAGTTTGTTATACAAGTCAACTACTTTAGATTGTACTAAGTGTGTTAGTACGTTCTGAGCAGCTATCTCGTATTCAGATACGAAGTTCTTATCTATATCTTCTTTTAGTTTCATTAGCTCTGCTTCAGCGGCATGATCTATTGGCGGTTGTAAGCCAACGTCCACTTGCTTCTGTATAGCATAACTAATGTTTGTATGCAGTTGACTCTTTAATCTGTCCATTTCTGCAAGGTCTATCTTCTGTTGTTTCTTTCTAAAGATAGCATTCAAAGTCTTTTTGTCTTTGCATGTTACCTTTGGTTTAAGTTTATTCTGTAAATGCTCCCCTATAAGCACGTCAATGTGACGACGAACAAGCGGGATGAATTCCACGGATGTAGGTGTTCCTATATTGAAGTTCTCTTCAAGGTGTCTGAACTGATCCTTATCCCTATTACCATTGTAGTAGTTATAGGCTTTTCTCAATTCATCTTTGTCATATACAAGATCAGCGATTGCAGAGTCAACGCAATTCACTAAGTACGATTCTGAGTTCTTCTCTTTTTCAGAGAGACCTTCAGATTGCATGTATGTATTACTTATCATAGTATTTCCTCTAGTTGTAGTGGTGTTTCCATTCTTAGAACGAAGTAGAGTGAGTTGTATAACTTCCTAGCATCAAATTCTTTCTTTAGATAATCTAGAAATTGCTGATCTGTTTCAAAGTCCCCTCCAATGCATAATGGTTTATCTACATTGTTCAATGCCATATAAACCGAATATGATGTTTCATTTTGAACCAATTGTATTGGTGCGGTGTAAATCTTCTCGTATTTACATTGTATGTAGTTTAAAAACTCTTGTATTATATCCATTATGTTATTCTTTCTTAGGGATTATTCCTCTTCTTAATATTCCATCCTCATCTCTATAGTATCCAACATCCTGCCAGGTGTCATTTATACTTGTATCTTTTATTATTTTAAGATCGTACATATCTTCATCTCCTATCTCAGCCATTGCCATAGCACTCACCCAGTCAAACTTACCTTTAAATTCATAAGAGTATTTCTGAAGTTGTTCGATCACTTCAAGAATGTTTAGATTCTGACAGTAATCTTCTATGAAGTCTGCGATTAAAGAGAGTCCATGCCTAATCATTTTCTCACTACCTGGTGTTCCCCATAACGAATCATTCCTTCTTCCTTCAGCAAGTGCATAGGTAGGACGATTCATTATCATTCTATGATCGAGTTTCTTCTCTCTCAACCATGTACGGAATCCAATCTTGGTATCTTCTAAGTTAGCTTTACAACCATACCACCAAAGTATTCTAGCAGCATTAGCATAAGCTTCCCTTACATCGTTTGGTCTCTTACAATAACCACACACGTACCTATTACCTGTGTTACCGAAGGTACGTTTCTTTATCAATATAGCAAACTTAGATCCAGTTTTAGTTACTGATTCATCCTCCCCTATATCAATACCATCGACACCACCCACGTAAAGGTTCCTCATTGGTTGGTTGTGTTCATCCAGTTGTGGAAACTCTGATACAAATATATCTCCGTTAGGATCTTCTTGCCACCTAACACCAGAGATAACATCATTGGTTCCTTCTTTATAAGTCCAGAAGAGACGTCCTATTTTAGGTTTCTCAACTGTCTTGTGTATTTCTATTTCAGTGTATTGATCAGCTAACCTTGCTTGGTTAAACTGATTATCACCTTGTCTTGATAAAGCTTCTTCTGGATAGAAACAGTACTCTGAACTAAACTCAAGTAAGTTCTTAGGTGAACCAGCTTTCTCTAACCTCTGTTCCTCATACCATTTCTTAGCTGCTACCTCGTCTGTAACACCTCTAGCATCCATGAATTCAGTAACACAAGCATGAGCTGGTACAAAGAATCCAGTGTATACTATTTCATTCTTTTTATTATATCTGTGCTTGTAAGGAAGTCCTCCGAACCCTTTAGGATTGAGGAACATCTCTTCAAGTGCAGCAAGGTAAGGACCTTCGTCACCACCTGTACCCCAAGCAAATCTTGTTCCAATCTTCTTACCTAATATCTTAACCAAAGCTTCTGCTTGATTCCATTTAGTAATTAGAATAGGGTCTGATCCACTTTCTTCAAAGAAGATTCTTTCATAACGACCACCTCTTAACTTACGAGGGGCGTCAACAACCTTCCCTAAGATCTCGGCCATGTGACCACTTTCAGTTTTCTTATCGTCAACCTTAGATGCTTTCTTATGCCATATAGTATCGATCTTCTGTCTGATCCTACGCATACCACCTTCAGTCTCTGAGTTTAAAAACTCTAGGTTGTTCCATACCTTTTGTAACACCCCATCACCTTGTAGATATGTATCTGCATAGGCGGTGTATATTACTTTATATTTTGGTTTTATTGTGTACTTTCCTACTCCTAATGATGCAGCGATTTCTGAGAAACCCACACCACGTGCTTTAAGAGAGATGACATCACGAAGTAGAGTCTCACATAATTGTACATAATGAAAGTACTCGTAATGCTTTGACCAGAAATCTGGCATCGTTTCATCCCTACCTTCACCGGCTACTTCAACGTTCTTAACATTTAGTAAACGATAGAAGTTTAGGAAGAAGTAATGATCTCCTGTCACTCTATACTTTCCTACCTTATATCCTTTTAGACAACGTTCATGTTGTACACTCCAAAAGTCTTTATGTGATTTACTCCTCAAGGGAAGTGTAGTGTATCTACCAGTGTCATCTTTCTTTCTACCAACTTCTGTAAAAGGTGCTGAATCGAAATCCAAACCTTGAGACATATTGATTGGTATATAACCAGTATGCTCGTATGAAAGTTCGGGGTCAAAGTAATCAACCTTGTCCCCGATCTTCACATCCCATTTAAATTCTTCTTTCATAATTTAAATGATTAATCAAACATACCAGCTTCTTGACCTCCTCTAAGGCCACGCTCTTTCTCTTTCTCTTTCTTCACCATATACTCTAACTGTTCGAGTCCTTCAACTGTCTTACCTAATGCAGATATAGAAGCTATTAAATCCTTAGCTGCATATATAGGTTTACCTGTTTCAGGATCTCTCTCTTGTAGATCTATGTTGTCGAAGTATATTCTTAGTTCATCAGTAGCTCGATATGCACTACGTAATAGTTTCAAGATTCTTGAATCTTGCATCTCTTGATACTTCCTACAAGCAGCAATGAACTTATCGTCTTCAAGCTGTTTGTTTGTAAGTGTAGAGTCTAGTTGCGCTGCTTCTCTTTTCTCTTGATCAGAGTATTCTGAGTAGGGAGATTTCCAATCGTATACTAGATATATAAAAGAGAATTCTTTAAATGCTCTCTTCTTCTCATATCCTCGATTGTCTCCTGCTCCTTTGTTTCTATTTGTCTCCCATAGATCTGCAAACTCTTTAACGAGTAAGATCTCAGGCTTGTTCAGTTCTAACTCGTAGTCCTGCATTGTAAATAATTCCATCAGCGTATTAGTTCTTATTAGTTATTATGTATTATTTGCCAAACTGTTCTGGCTTTGCTTTCTTATTACCCTTGTGATGATCCTGTTTCACATCATTACTCTTTGGTTTGTCTTTACCTTTAACAGCTTTCTTTGCCCACTTTGGAGCAATACCTGTTCCCTTTGGCTGTGGTCCATCTTGCTGTGGACTATCGCCATCAACCTTAGACATTCTACTTCCTGCTTTGCTAACTGGTACATCGTAATGACCACTCTTAGCTGGGTTGTTCATGGCACCACCTTTCTTGTAATAGTTTGCTGATGCATGTTGTGTAGGAATAGCCGGTGCTCTGTTCTGTTGTACAGGTGAATAGTATGTTGAACTATTACCATTTGCTTTATCGGACATGATCGGTTGTGAGTTTGTTGCCGCTGGTCTAGTCATTGGAGCTGCTCCAGTTGGTTCTTTATTAGCCCATCCACCAACCCAATCAGCATAATCCTCAAAGGTAGGGAAGTTAATCTTACCTGATTTAATTGCTTGAGTGTATTGATCCCTTGTTATGGTTGCTCCTTTGCTACCTATAACAGTGTTAGGGTCTTGTGTTGTAGTGAAGTTTCTTTGTGGTGTTACTACTGGTGCATTCGGCTTTATATAATTAGCTGCCGGTGCTACAGTAGGTGTTGTATTAGTTTGAACAGGTTGGGCTGGAGTTGGTTGACTCATATTGTTATTAGCATATAAAGTTCCACCTGTCTGCTTCATGCCAACTTGTTTCCTACCATTCATTACAACAGATCCACCCTTCTTAGCTACTGCTGTAGAGTTATCTGCAGCTGTAGAGTTGCTACCTTGATTGGATCCACCGTCTTGCATTGACTTGGCTTTACCACCTTTCTTCAGTTTATCGCCACATCCGCATTTCTTTGCTTCCATAGCTCCACCTTTTTTAAATGCTTGTAGACATTTGATGTAGTCTAACTTACCGCCTTCTTTCATACTTGCTGTTGTGTTATTGTCTTCTTGTCCTTGTTCTCCATCTTGTTGTTGTGATTCTTGTTGGAACTGTTCGTAAGCTTTCTTGATTCCATCTGGACCCATTTGCTTAAGCTTATCCTGTAATTCTTCATGGGATTTTGCTCCCAGCTTGTCAGCTAGCCAACTAACGAACTGATTCTGTTCATCTTGTTGGTCACTCGCTGAGCTTCCTTTACTTTGCATTATTGTCTTTGTTTAAGTTAGATATTATTTCCTTTTGGAAATCAATGGTACTCTTATTGTGTTCTAATATATCATACCCAATTATTCCATCAACCTGTACTCCCGTGTAGTCTTTCACCTCCTCAACAAGTTTATGTATATCATGTACATAGAAATTCTCATTCATTAGCTTTACATGTTCACTCTTATTGAACACGCCACCTAATGTTATTATTTTCTCAACTTGTGAGTTATCTTCTATGTCTAGCTTCCTCTTCACACATGTGGCACTATCTATTAAAGATATCGTGGCACCACTGGCTATCAAGAAATCATATCTCTGACCATCAACGTCTACATGTACTATAGGGAGATGGTTCTTTGTAATGCTCTCGAATTTAGCAACTGAGAACATCGGCGTTTGCTTTGGCGCACCTTTTAAGCACGAGGCGACCACTAACGTGATGGTTAGGAATAGGGTTATTATTAATCTTCTCATAGTAAAATAAATAGATATTACCAAATGCAAAGATATAAAAAAAGGGAGTACTGTCAAATAC